TCCACCAGACGCAAGCCAATCCCACCATGGCAAGTCTTTTGGAACCCGCTTGTGGTCGCCGTCTACGAAAATCATGTCCAGTTGCGGCCCGGTGTAATTATCAAGAAACGTCCAAGATGACATCTGTACTGATTTGATATTCTTCCAATTCGCCAGTACTGGCAATGACGTTGACCGCTCTGCGCTGTCCGGGTTAAGTGTCGTAATGCGTGCGCTCGGCGTGGCCTGAGCCATGATAACCGTAGAGTACCCCGCGCCCGTGCCAATTTCTAATATCATCGCGCCAGGTATGTCATAGTCACGGGCTAGCTTGAACAACGCCGCCGCTTGCCAGGGGAGCAACTGAGCACGGATGTTCTGTGCTGTGTACAACGCCGCTCTAACACCTGGTGCTATGGCGTAAATTTCAGCTTGTATTTGACCTGCAGGTGCTTGTATTTTCATTTTACAAATCTCCCAACATACTCAAGCCACGGCTTAAAATCCACCGTCCGCCGCACCCACTCAACGCCTCGTTGCCCTGCCCGCTCCCGCTTGCGTGGATAATCTAGCAATGACCGCAGCCCACCCGCAAGCGTCGCACTATCTCGTATCGCCAACACTGGCGGCGGGTCAAAATATCCATCAACGCAAGCCGGGTCATACATTGCGCTAAAAGTCGCACTACCAAACGCTAGCGCCTCAAGCCCTGACCTACCTACCCCACTCGGTATCCCCGGCGGCGGCAGTTGGTCAATGAATATGTGCGCTTGAGATTTTAGCTTTAGACATTCTGCAAGCGTTTTGTACATTATGCGCGTGTAGGTGAATTCATAATCCATAAATCGCGCCAGTACTTGCTCTATGGCGGCGGTTCCTTTTTGCTGTGCCTTGCCGTCACGCCCTGGCGAGTGCATTATCACCACACCGTCGCCATGATTTGATTTCATCACCGGCATTGGATGGTGTAACGGTACAACTGGGACGCTTGCCAGCGGTATCAAGTTGGGCAGTAAAAACACTGGTGAGATTTGCAAATCCTGACAAAGTTGGTCGTAATACTCTGGCTTCCTAAAGTACGCAGTATCACCAAAGAACGCCACTAGCGGCAAATTACGCGCCCACACGCGCCAACGTCGCGGCGCTATTGCGTATAGTGTCTTGAATGCCGTGGCGTCACCTAGCAGTACCAGGCTTGAGTTATTCACAATCTCAAGCGCCTGTTCTCTGGTGTCATCTGTGACGATTAGACCAGGGTCGTATTGACGCCAGTCCGTGTCGGCAAACGAAATAAGTTGCACATCATCCCATAACGCAAAAGCGCGGGTCAGGTTCTCTGAGCAGGCAAAATCTGGGCCGTGGACGAGAATACTAATCATTTCTTCTCACCCCACAAGAACCAAAAGTTGTGCATCCTTCCCTCGCCCTGCCAGTTCATAGCGTCACCAAACAGGTCTTTTATATCGCCAGGTTTGCGGTAGACGTGCAAGTGATTTCCGTGCGGTTGCTCGTCGTCACACGGCACGTTGACGATAAGCCTGCCACCCGACTTTAGTATTCGCAGCACCTCATCAGCCGCTTTGTCTGGATAGCGGACGTGTTCAAGCGTTTGACCCAGAACAACACAACTGCGCTCTTCATTGGCAAATACACTTTTTTCAATATCCATACGAATCAATTCTACAAAACCACAATTGTGTTGCCCGATACACTTGCGCGCTGCCGCTATCTCGCCAACTGAAATGTCAATGCCGGTCACTGCACTGTTTGGATGTTTTTCTTTTACCAAAGCACAAAGCAACCCTTGCCCGCATCCAACATCGAGCAAATTTCTATTTCCTACCAGCGCAACCGTCACGTCATACCGATCAACCAGGTCAACGCGCCCGGCATGATACCTCTCCCATGACGCATCCATTTTAGCCTCGGCAAGTCTCAAGTGCTCTTGCTCTGTAATCATTTCATATCCCTGAATAGCTCAAATGCTTTTTCTTCACTAAACCCGACACAAAAATCAACACTCCCTAATTCTCCTAACGCCTCCAAAAACGCAGGAATAATGCAATGTCTAATTTTCGTGTCATCAAAAAAAACAGTCCACCCATCTGGGCGGGGTATTTTTGACTCTAGCAAAAACGTTCTAATTGCTCGCGCTAAAGATTCTTCGCTAACTAACATTTTTCATTGGCTCCAATATAGCCTTGACATTCCGTCCGTGTACAATCCCACGTTCCAAAATGCGCCATTTATAAGGCGTGTAAAAATGATTGTCTTTTCCGTGGCGCGTCTCTGGGTCTACAAAATCTAACACGTGTTCTGACCAATGCCAGCGATGTGTCGGATCATCGTAGGATGTAGACGAGTTATAATGTGGGTATTTGATTATCAATCGCCCGCCTGGTTCAAGTACACGCCAGCACTCATTCAATGTTTCAATCAACGTCAACTTCAAATGTTCTGCCACGCTGATAATCTGGATTTGTTCAAAGGCGTTGTCGTTCCACGGCCACGGCAGACAATTCAGGTCGTGAGCAATGCTTATTTCTTCACGATGATATGTCAAGTCATGGTTGATTGCACCCTCGATAATTCTATTACCAGCACCCAAGTTCAAAGTTTTAGCCACGTGCGCCTTCCCACTCCTTGACCGCCCGCCACGCATCAGGCGAGTCTATGCGTCCTCGAATAGACCTTGACCACCGGCGCGCCTCCATGTTGTGATGTAGCAACGCCACGTCTCCCGGCGGCATTGGATAGCGCATACTGGCGTTCCAGTGATTTGTCAACACGCAAAGCCTGAGCGGGTTACGATGCAACGCTCTAAGCAATGCGCCCTGGTCTCGACCGCACCAGCGTTGATACTCCTCGTTCCACAGTTCAAAGAACCGTCTGGTGTTATCGCATCGCCTGAACCCAAACACGCCACCGTTGTACTGCATTACGTGCTCGGTCCCCAGTTGGTCCATTGTAGCGTTAAATTCTGCGCCGTTGTCCGGTCGTTTCATCATGCCAGCGTAATGATATTTGTTCATATCCTTGCAGATAAACGCTTCCCAGCCAGACGCTAGCAAGTCAAATAGAAAATCAAGCGGTTCCACAGGTTCAGTGTCAGCGTCTAAATAAAGCACGTATTGCCACTCTTTAGGCGCTAGGCGGTCCACGGCCAACTTGCCAAGCCTGCCGCCTATGTCCCGGTCCTCTTGCTTAATGAACAACGTCTCTGGTCCTAGCGGTCTGTCACTTGCTAACGCTACTGGCAAGCCCGGCATCTGGCGATTGACCGCTTTTATGCACCGGACAGCACATTTGCGCGACGGCTCGCCAAACGCCACAACATAAACGCCAGCGTAGCCTTGCCAGTTTGGCAATGATCGAGTATCTGCCGCCGGGTAAAGCAATTCCTCAAAGGCTTGTTGATGGTCCTCGGCCCAGTTGCGCGCTGTGTATGGTTTGGTCAAGGCGCGTAAGGCTTCTGAGTCACCAGGTTTACCTTGCAATGCTTCGTCCAGAGCGCGGCGCATGTCGTCATAATCACCAGCCTTGAAACGATACACGCCTGGTATATCTGGTATCTCATCAAGTAACCCAACACCACTCGGTACAATCACACGAACGCCACAACTCAACGCCTCAAGCGGCGGCATTGGTACGCCTTCTGTCCTGCTAGCGCACAAGAGAATATCTAGTGACTGAAAAAACTGCGGCAAATCTTGCCAGCCATAAGCTCGTGTTTTGACAGGCCACCCGCGTCCACTTGCGCGCCAGATAGCCTTGTCTCGATAGCCGTCTTCTAGCAGCCGCGCTATCAAGTCCTCGCCTTTCCGATTGTCTCCATAGGACCAGCCGCTTACACCAACGACTGGCAGATTTGTCTGCGGTTTGCCACGTGGCGCAAAGTGCTTACGCTCTACTGCCGGACGCACTAACACAGTTCTGCCGTGGCGTTCCAGGTCTAGTAGATATACTGGCGCACTGGTCAAGCGTAGGTCCACACCCGCCGCTACTGCGTCCCACATTGCGGCCTTTTTTTGATTGTTAGTGTCCTTGTGCGTGAACCAGGCGGCAGTAGGCGTGCTCTTGAAATCTGCATAGGGTTTAGCGTCAATGTATGGTAGAAAGTAATTCAAGTCCGCTTTTGGATTTGGTGTCGTGCCTAGCGACCAGCCGGTTGAATTGGATAGAGTACGCGCCAGACGCGGGAGAATTCTATCGGCTTTTAGTCGGCTGGCTATAATGTGTACGTTCACGCCTTTTCCTTATACATAACTGTTACAGACGACGCCTTGATAATTTCTTTCCAGTCGAGCTGTTTGGTTTGCTCGTTGGCGTGCATTATCAATGTAATCGGCGCTGGACCAAACTCGCTGGCATTAACGCACAAAGAAATACTATTGACCATTCCCGGATCAACGCCCAGCGCCTTGCAAATTGTCACGCCTAGATCATCTTGAGAAATGATATGTTGTACTTTTGCCATTACGACCTCGCCTCTCTTGCGCGGGTCCATTCCCATCCACAAGCGTGTAAATGTACTGTTCCAGGGGTTCGCGTTACAATATTTGCCGCACGCTTGGCTTGTTCAAATGTAACATGACGAACACCGCCGTATTTGGTAAGCCGCTCATTGCTATCCCTGATAAATGTTAATATGCGAACTTTCTTGTTAAAATATAGCGTTACACTATTCACCTTTGATGCCATCTTATGACCTCGCCATCCCAAACCTATGTCCCACCACCGGCCCGCCGTTAAACGGCTTACCCAAAAGCCACAGCCTGATCGGTACTTTGTTCAACGCCCTGAGTAAAGCACCCTGGTCTTGATCTTTCCAGCGTAACCACTCATCGCGCCACGCTTCAAACAGCGCCAGTGTTCTTTCGTTGTGCCTGAACCAGAACACTCCACCTTGCAATTGTAGCACATCACTATTGCCAAGCTCTGAAAGTGTAACCTCTCGCTCGGCCTCACTAACGTGGCGCAATAGCCCATCGTCCTGTTGTCCACTTGGCACTATAACCATATCCCATCCTGCATCGAGGATATCAAAGCCTACTTGCAGACTACCGTATACCCGCGTATCTGCGTCCAGGTAACAAGTCTGCTCAAAGCCTAGTGTATCAAGGTTGACTTTGGCCCAGCGACCTGGCGTGCCTGGACCTGGTGACATTTTGTGGAACTTGCCAACGCCCAGACGCTTGTCGCTAATAACCGTCACGTTGCCTTTATTGTGCTGGCGCAGGCTCTTGATAGATAGCCGCGCTTCCTTGCGGGCCGCGCTGCCGTAGGCTATATAAACAAATTGGTTCACGTTAAATCTTGCTCCTCTGGAACCGCATTGAGCAAAGCCTTCCATCCATTTTCTGTCAAAGCGAACGAACCATCATGGGTGCGCTCTATAAATCCAGCGAATTCAACTTGTGGCAGTGCATAAATATCTTTTGACAGTTTTTTTAATTGCATAACGCCATCAATTTCAACGCAATTGGCAATAAATGTTACCGTAACTACCGGAAGACAACCGGCGATATGACTGAATTCAATGCCAGAAACGTCCATGAGCTTTTTGTTATCAATCCATACCACTGCCCCATACATAGCAAGCGGAGATTGAATTTTAACCTTGTGTCCATTTTTCATCGTTCTGTCCACGTCGTGGGCAGCGCCAAAACCAACGGCTTGACCTGAAACAACGCCCGCATAAACGCTAGTCGCCGCTCGCCTGGCTCCTGTCGCCATAGCTCAAACAGCGCACGCGTGTCCGGACATCTCCGCACAAACATCAACCGCACATCATAAACCGGCATCCTCAAATCGCTTACCAGTTCAAGCATGCGTGCCTGGTCGTCTCCATCACCAACGTGCAAGGCCAGCGTGTCATAATCACAAAGCGGAACCGCTATCTGCCATTTATCAAGCAACGAAAACCCAACCGGGACCATGTGTTGTTTTAGCGCCAACTCTGGACGCCAGAGCATTGTCTTGTGATATTCAAGCATCGGCTCATCACTGTGCGTAAAATGCAAGTCGTCTAGCACCGCCTCAGAACCTTTCGGCCCGTCCCATATCACAACTCCACAACTCGCTGTGAGCAACTGCGCCCGCTGCCCGCGCTCTGGTATATGCGCGCTGCCATCAGCTAGCCATCGGCGGGCGTGCTGTTTTCCTACACGAACCCAATCGCCGGGATAGAATGTCGTATCCTTGCCGTGCTTGTTCATTATGCGCTTGATTGTCTTGAGTTGTACGTCAACTTTTGCCATTAGTTTCTACAAAGAGTGGGCCGAACCGCAGCCCGGCCCACTCGCTAATCCGTCGCTAGTCAATAATCTCAGCAAAGTTAGTCGTCGGAACTGGCTTGTATCGTGAATTGGTCCCAAGCAATACCCACGCCATCTCTACTGCGTCCACGGCTACAACCTGCTGTACGGCCACAAAGTTGAAACCGCCGTCAACGTCAAGCTCCTCGGTTTGCAACTCAATAGCCAGAGCGTCGTCGCCGTCACCACCTGCCTGCGTCAACTGAGTAATGGACTTTGTGCCAGTGGTAGCTTTGTCGGCAATGGTTTTGGCCCCAGCCCCCGCGCTAGATGTCGCTTGAAGCAACTGTACATCCAGCGTAGCACCCGCTTGCATGTCACCCACACTGAGCAACAAAACAGCACGGTGGTAAGTCTCAAGGTCAACGTAAGTAGAAACTACGGTAGCAACGCCCTGGCTGTCGGCACTGTATGCCACTAGCAGTGCATTGTCTTCAGTGAATCGTTGTGTGTAACTCATTTTTCACCTCTCTCTTACGTGTCTTTATCGCCCAGAATGACAAAGGGCGAGATTTGCGTCGCGCCATCCGCCAACGTCCAGGGGGCAGAGAGCCACGGCTGACCGTCAACGCGGTGTACAGCGCGCCAACTGGTCTGGTCATAGCGCCAGCGTTCAATGCTAGTGCTCTCAATAGTCGTCTGTTGGCGGTCGCCAATCAGATACATGCGCCAGTCGGCCAGCAGAACGTCGCCAGCGGTTCCAGCGGCAGGTAGCTTTTCGGTCCACTCGATGGGATAGCCAAACAACGTAGCTGGCGCGCCATCGCGTGCATTCGGAATGAACACGTAAGACGGATTGGTCGCCGGTCCGTTGAGTTTCAACAGATTTGCCATCTGCGAACGGCTCAAGTGCCAGATAGGATTGTCACCCTGGAACACTGCCAGCATGTTAATCACGTCGTCAATTTGCAACGACGGAGCAACTGCCGCACGAGCAACCGAGATTGTCGCGCCTGCGTTGATAAGCCCTAGCGGCTGGCCTGCGCCAGTACCACGCATGAAAGTATAGTCTTCCTGCCAGTTGATAGCGCCAGCAAAGCCCATCGGGCTACGCAGAAATGCGTCAAGTCCTATCGCGCTGTCCGCTAGCAATTCGTCAGACGCACGTGTGTAACAAACCAACTTGTGCGCCGTAAGTTGAATCTGGCGGAAAGTCGGGTCGTTCTGGTCCTTTTCCTCGGCTTCCTCGGTCCACGTTGAGATGATACCACCGTACTGATGCGGCTGCCCTGCGGTCGTCCCAGTCTGATCTAGCACTGGAATGTTGACCTGTCGGCGGCGCATTGGGATAATAGTGGCGCGTTGTCGGACGATGTTGCGTTCGTATTCGGACATGAGCAGTTCGGCGCGGAACTCTGTCGGGACCAAAAAGCCACCGGTTGCGCCTACTGCCTCGGCCATGTCGGCTTTGGATTCGGACGCCCAGCCAGCCTTGGAGCCAGGTCCAGCCATTGCCAACGGTGCGCCTTTTGGCTCGCCGTTGTCGTTCCATCGGCCACCAAGACGCGGGTCTTGTTCAAACTTGTAATCCTGGTTTCCAGCTTTCCACACGGCCCTGAGATATTCACCAAAGCCGTTAAACTTTTCTCCAGCTTGTGGCAACTTGCCATCTTTTACTTCCTGGCCCAGTTCTTGAGCCAACTGTTGAAGCGTCTTCAAGTCTGCGGCCTCGGCTTTCAGCACCATCGCCGCGTCAAGCTTTCCGCGCGCTTCCGTCTTTTCCTCTCCCGTCGCCTCTGCGTTTTCAAAGACCGTCTTGGCCTGATCAACGAGGGTGCGGGCCTCCTGGGTTTTTTCTTGCCAGGTAATCAAGTTACACCTCCTGTAACTCTAACTCTAGTTCCAATGTTTTGATATGATTGAGCACATCATCGTCAGAGGTGGGTGCAACTTGCGGCCCGGCCTGGTGCTCGTTATCTGCGGCCTTTTCAGGTGCAGGGGTTTCTTGTTTTTCGGCTAGTGCGGCTATGTCCTGTTTGCTCAATATGCCAACTGGTTCACTGCTTGGGTCGCCCTTGAGCATGTCGCTAAAGATTTGTTCTGATAGAACTTCAGCTACTCGCATACTGTCATCGTCGTTTAGTTGTACTATTTTCGCACCGCCAGAAATAACACAAGCTCTTTTGTCATTGTCTAGCCACTCGTTAAAGTAATGACTTATCCGATTGACTTCTTCAGCGGTCGCCCGTTCGTTTAGCAATACCACATAACGCGCCTTTGCCATGTCCTCTTCCTCGTCTTCCTCGTCACCGCCAAAGCCAGGAACGTCAATTCCAGCACGTTCCAATACACTCATCAGGGCCGCCAAAGCATTCGATATATGCCCTGCGTTTGCGGCGGATAGCATGCGTCCGGCTTTCTCGTCCAGTAAGTATTGCGTTATAGCCTCTTGTAATTCTCCACCGGTTTCAGTAGGAATATTGTGTTTTTCAAGAAAGGCTTTATAGCGTTCTGCAAAAAGTATTTCCTTTACCGCTTTATCCCACGGCGGCACAAGCGAATCATCATCAAACTCTTTACGCATCTTGGCATAGTACTGCCCGGCTTGTTCTTTGATGCGCGCCTGTTCCGCGTCTGGTATATCTGCTCCACCGCGAGCACCTTCCAGTACACCGGCCACTGCAAACACGCTACGCGGTATAGCTGTGAGCTTGCCGTCTATAACGTCGGCATAGCCCATCTTGTAGGATTGAAACACTTCCGAGTTATCAGCGTCATGCCAGAAAAACGCCTTTGCGTATTTCTCCCAGTCCATGCTGTCCTCGCCGCCAGCCCACTCACGAACTCGGCCTTCGGCTGCGGTAGAATCCCACGCCACATCACGAGCGGCCAGCGGCAGGTCTTGATATGAAGTAACAGCTTTGGCGCTAACCGTCGCCGTGGCCTCGTTCATCGCAAACACAACGGGAGAGTACTCACCTAGTTTAATCGTGCGCAGATTACGCACTGTTCGCTCATCACCGTCAACCATAGCTTTGGAATAGTCCATATCAAGTGGGTCATAGCCTATAGAATACTGGTCAATCGCGCCTGCTTTTATGCGCGTGAAAATCTCACTACCCTTGTGTGTGTCAAGCAAAAACTGAGTCCTTGCCATCAAGCCGCCGCTTGCCATTGGGAATTCCGCCAGCACACTTGACGGTAGACCAGCACCGTCCACTTCCCATAGAGCTATCGGCTTGCCAATCACGTCCATCGCGCTGCCGTAGTTATGCGAATCCACGACCTTGACTTTATGACCACGCTCCGCAATGGTCTTGGTGAACGCGCCAGGGTGTATGATGTCGTCGCCCAGGTCTACGTTGCCCATCACGGCAACCAGGTGCTCGACAATACCCTGGTCCTCGTCTATGACTTTGCACTCGCCAACGCTAAAAGCTTTTGTCTCGTGTTTTCCGTTTTGCTTGCTCATATCCTCACCCTCGTCCATTGCTACGTCCTGTTGCTCTTTGTTAATGTACAGGTCGGACAACCCAGCCTGGTTTATTTCGCCGCCCACGACTTGACACCGGCCTGCGCCTTGCCAGAAATAGCAAAGTCCACAGTTTTTTGTCTCGTCGCCCGCGTCTTGTTGGTAGTCAACCTCTTGTTGTGTGAACTGGCGCGATTGTTCACGCACTGCCTCGACGGTCTGGTCTGCGGTCATGTCGCTGGCGTTGGTTGGAAATTGCTTGGCGTTCATGCCGCCACCTCTGCCATTGTCCACGGTGGCCTTGTTGCATCGCATCGGTCAAAGTCTGGTAGCGACTCAACCTTATCCTCTACCGTGACGGTTGATGCAAAATTACAACGTGGGCATTTTACCGCCATCACTCGCCTGCGATTAACGCCGCCTGTTACCGACTGTGTTTTAACTGGTAGTTCTTCCAAGTCTGCCATCCATAGGTTTTTACACGCTTGACAACAAAGGCCACGCAAACGAGCATCCATCAACTTGATTTTAGGTACAAGGATACTGCTCATTTTGTTTCCCCCGGCCCAACCTTTTTAGGTCGCCCGCGTCGCCGTGGCTTTGGTTTGGTTTCAGTCTCTAGCTCGACAACGCGCTCTTGCAATTCCAACACATAATCAGCGCCGTCCATCGTGTTTAGGTTGATCGCAGTACCGTCTGGCTTGCGGATGTGCTGATTGCCGTTTTGCTTGAATTTATTCATCTTGTCACTCCAACAAAAAAACCCACCTGTAATTAGGTGGGTTTGTCACAAACCTTGAACGTCTAATGAGCGGGCCTTGCGGAACGCTGCGTATAAGTAGACAACTGCCGAGTCGAACGGCGGGCCATACTCTTGCAAGCGGTCCTCTCGCAAGAGGTGCGCCAGGGCTTCGAGGCGTCTAAGCTCCCAGGGGGGCCGCCCCCGTCATGTTGTCTAGATTGTTAAGTTTGGCGAGTCGGTCCTTCCCCGACCATCCTTGTTTTTTGGGAGTCCGACTTGAGCACTAGTTCTCAAGCGTCCCACCGAAGGCGCTAACCTCTTACAAGATTACGCGATTAGCATGTCATATTGCCACGCTGTCGCCACGACGCCGCTAGCTTTACTTCTTGCTACCATTTGCTTTTTTAAGTGCCGCTTCCTTTTCTGCATGAGACATTGCGCGCCACTGACTAGCGGTAAAACCCAGAGCGGTGTGTAAGCACATTCCCGGACCAACTATAGGAAAATGGCAGACCGAGCAATATGTAATCACTATTAGCTTCCTCTATCTGACTGCCTTTGTTAAATGGTGGTCTGCGGTCTCTT